GCATCGGGCACTATGACTTGTCAGAATGTAGGTCCGATAACCTTTGAGCCTAATGAGCTAACAAAGATAGTAACTCCTGTTGCTGGCTGGGATACCGTCACAAACGGCACTCAACTTTCTATAGGTTCATTTGAGGAAACTAATGAGGAGTTGCGTAGGCGTCAACGCGTATCGACTTCTGCACCTTCCGTATCACTTATTGATGGCTTATATGCAAACCTGTTAAACACTCCCGGCGTAACTTATGCTCGGTGCTATCAGAACTCAAGCCCAACAACAACAGACAGTCGCGGGATTTTGCCTGCAACTCTAGCCTGTGTCGTAGTTGGTGGAACTGATAAGGATGTGGCAAAGACCATATTTACTAGGTACGCTATGAATTTAACACAAGGTGACACCACCTTCACTTTCTTTGATTTGCAGAATGAGGCATACCCAATAAAATTTTATAGGGCCACGCCTGTTAATATCATAGTTGATATGGATATCAAAGTTTATAACAGCAACTCATTCCCTAGTGATGGGGTCGATCAGATCAAGCAAGCTATCATAACTTACGCCCAAGGCGGCGCTAAAGCTCTTGGTATTGAGGATGGTTTCGAGGAAGGGTTTAATCCCGGAGTGACTATAGAATACTCCAGATTGTACACGCCGATAAACTCAGTTCCGGGGCATCGAGTCACACGGCTTGAGATAGCCAAGCAAGGTGATGCACTTGGAGAATTGCCGATACCTGTTGCATTTAATGAGGTCGGCACATTCCTAACGGCAAACATTACGGTTAATGTGGTGTAGATATGGGCCAATATAATTATTTCTCCTATGACATAGACTTTCAGGAAGCGAGATGCAAAACAACTCTTTCTCAGTTTAGGTGGGACGATCCTGTATTAAACGGCATTAACTACGCAATTGTTAATCAGGCTTACATTACTTTTTGTGATATCCTTAAGACACTAGAAGCGCGAGATGTTGAAAACGCGGTTGATTACAATCTTGATGTGATTGGTAGGTGGGTTGGCGAAAGTCGAGTATTTGCATTCTTCTCTGAGATTGAATACTTTGCGCCTGATTCTGATTTTACCGTCGATTTAGCTCCTGTATGGACTGAGGGTGGTAGAGTTTTTGGTCCGGGCACTGTAAATAACGAAGAGTACCGAACAAATATACTCGCTAGGATATTCAAAAATCACGTTAAGTATGGATCTGTGCCAGAAGTGATTCAGTTTGCCAAAGTTGCTTTTGGTATTAACATATCCCTTCGAAGTAATGGATTGTTTGATTGGAGGCTTCTAATATCAGCAGATACGCCAGAAAATATTGCCGAGGCGCTAGTTAGCCAAATAACAAACAACAACTATGACGAATCTTACTATTTACCAATCCCGATAGGGCGCAGGATAGTAAGTACTATTTTCACCCCTGAGCCAGCATTTTCGCCAGATGCTGACGGCTTCGGGCCAGACATTGGTTTATTATCTGTGGAGACCTTTTAATGTCAAACAGACAAGATATAGCATTTTTAACGCCGTTCGCTAATGATGCAGAAACTACATTGCCGGGTGTGCCTATCGATGGCACGAGCTACAGAGATACCACTTTTAGTGATCTTGGCCCCGGCTGGCCGTACAAAACTAAGGTTGAGTCTCAGGACTTCAACCAAATAATGTACATTCAGACCTTACTCATGCGTCAGTTGAGTAATCAAGGCGTTCTAGATTACTCTGACAAAGAGGACTACACAGCCGATAATGCCTTAGTTAAGGATGATGGCGGATTGTATTTGTGCATTGCCAATAATGGCCCTGCGTCGTCCACTAAGCAACCAAGCACTGAGCCTTTATTTTGGCGTAGGATTGATGTAAATCAGGTAGATAACCGATTTAAAGGCAATCAAAACTGGAACGTAGAAGGCTCAACTGGCGATCCATTACCAACAGGTGTACCAACTACATACACAGTCGGTGCGCAAGTTGTAGCAGGTGTTGAGGTAATTACAACCAATGCTGAGCAAATTACATACGTAGCGGGCGTGTTAAATAGTGGTAATAACACAGGAGTTCTCCGTCGTCGATATGCTAAAGATTCGGCAGGACTTATTACAAAGTCCAGCCAGTACGGCGGGATTAAGCTTCCTGATGGATCACAATTGCAAGCTCTTGTTGATGATATTGCCACAAACGGAGTTCGCATTACTGAGGATGGCTCTGACGTTGTTGTTGACGTTGATTTGTCAGTTGTTACTACTGGCTTTAGATTCTTCGGCTTGTCAGATGAGCGCGGAGCTTGGGATAATATCAACGATGACGAGTCGAGGTTTTCTGTACATGACGACCTGATATATAGAAGGAAGTATGTGGATGTTAGTGGTAGCAGATTTGCGGGAGTGACTTATACGAACAATACAGGCACAGATATACAGTTAGATATGTTTGTAAATGGCCCCGGAACACGGAACCTGACAATTACATACCCTGACAGTTCAGTGGTTGTAATATCAAAAACAAGTGATTCCATGCAGTTTTTCGAGACAATACCAGACGGTGCATCTTATTCTATTGATGTTTCTGTTGCTATTTGGTTTGAATTAAGGGTGTAAAATGAACGAACTACCAAACGAACAACAATTATTTTACTCAAAAGATGGCGCTTCATGGCAGTCATCTCTAGACGGAACTCAATGGCCCGAAGAAAGGTGTGATGGTTACTTGTACAAACATTTAACTTGGAATGAGTTCCAAAATATAGTCAATCCTCCAAAAACCCCTGATGAGCTATTTACAGAGGAGATGGATTCGCTTAATGCTGAGTACGATAAGAACATGGCAATTCTAGCCAATAAATACAATATTGCAGTGGCGCGTGACGGCTCCCAAGAGACTGCAAAAGTAGAGTCAGCAAGGGCTGAAATTTCAGCTCTGGACACACAATACGAGTCAGATCAATTGGCTATTTTCAATAAGTACTACGGGGCTTAATATGGAAACAATTTACATCGGGCCTAGTTGCCCGCGATGTGTAAACAATGAGTACACCAAGCAGCAAATAGGTGCGGTATTCTGGAAAAAATGCACTGAGTGCAAAAGACTTTCTCCCATAACTGAGGGCGAGTTAACAGAAAAACCAGAAGAATAAATCAGGGGCGTAATGCCCCTTTACTGTTTGCGTGCTAAAATAACAGTACCTCAACGAAGCAAGGAAAGTTATGGCGACAAGAAACTATCAACTTAACAAGCGAAGAGGGAGCAAAAGACCACGTATGAAAGACATTGGTTCTGGAAAATACAAGCGACAAGGCGCAAAAGATTTTGCGGTGCGACTACTAAATCGCGCTAAATACTTTAAATATTGTTGAGCAATGGTGATCTGATTATTAGCGACCGTGTGAATAGGCCACGACTAGCGACACATAGACCTAGCAATAGGCGTGAAACGCTGTGAAGCGATGTTACCCTTGGCATGTTTGAAAGACAAGATGGATACAAGAGTCGGCAGGTTGGAATTTCCCTGCCGATTTTTTTTGCCTGCGTAAAAGTGCTACAATTTATGAAAATGTGATAGGAGCCGCAGATATGCGAGAAACTAAGAATTTCAAAGAGAAAGAGTGGAATTGCAAACACACAGGCAAGCCACATGAAATGCAGCCAAATGTCATGCTGAAAGTACAAGAATTGAGAACTCTTTACGGAAAACCCCTGACTCTTACATCAGCTTGGAGAGATGCCACGCACCCGAGCGAAGCTAGAAAGAAAGAGCCGGGGCAGCACAACAAAGGCACTGCGGTTGATATTGCCGTATCAAGCGGCGCAATGGCTTACGAGATTATTTCTTTGGGTTTGTCGCTCGGAGCTACTGGTTTTGCGTATGGTAACGGCTTTGTGCATTTAGATTGGCGAGATTCTACGCCCGTAACTTGGAGATACTAAGCATGAACTGGAAGTCAATAGTCGGCACGGTAGCCCCAACAATAGCAACCGCACTCGGTGGACCAATGGCTGGAGCGGCAGTTAAGTTTCTTGGTGATCAGTTCCTTGGTGATGAGAATGCCGGAGAAAAAAAGGTTGCTGAATTTGTGCAGTCCGCAACGCCAGATCAGTTATTGGGGTTAAAAAAAGCCGATCAAGAGTTTTCATTAAAAATGGAGGAGCTTGGCGTTGATGTGTTCAAATTAGAAGTTGAAGACAAGAAGGACGCTAGGAAAAACCATAAAAGCTCAATGATGCCAGCAGTAATGACAGTTGTACTAACTGCGCTGATTGCCGCGATACTATGGGCCTTGTTCTATGTTCCAGTTCCAGAAGGTGCGAAAGAGGTATTATTTTTCATTCTCGGCATTGTTACAAAAGAATGGGCAAATTCACTGCATTACTGGTATGGAACTACAAAAGGTAGTGCTGATAAAAATTTATTGATAAACGGGAGTAAAACAAAATGAGCACGCAACAAATAACAGTACCTAAAGGGCAGTGGGTTGCTGTAACATCGGTTAGTACGCAGGGTACAATTGATTTGCGAAAGGGTTCTGTAGTACTGACTGAGCAGTCAGCTTTACCAGTCGATCCACCCTCCGAGGTTCCATGGTCATCATCACTATCAAGCAATGGCGATGGCGGAACGTATGCAAACGTAAATACTGGAGAGTCAGTTTACGCTTATGGCGTTGATGACTCCTTGCTTGATGTAACTCCAGTAGGGGGAGTTCTATAATGCCATTTTATAAGAATTCAAACCTGATAAGCGCGGGAGGTGGTCTTACTCCCGAACAATCTCAGGCAATTGACGATTACATGAACCCAGATTATACGAAACTGATTTTTGATGGTCCTCAAGTTATTAGTACTACAGCATCAACAATACAGCTAGGTACTGAAATTGAAGGCAGCGGTATTGTTTATGACCCTCTGGATGAAAGTGTTACTTTTCCCGGTTACGATAGGATATACGTATTTAACCTATCTATAAACGGAACCTCAGCAGGTAACAATAACGCTTTTCTGTGGGCTGAGTCATTTAACGGGGTAGACTGGATA